CTTAGGTTCTATGTGGGTATAGGGTGTGTCATGTTGTGGGTGATGGTTGGCAAACTTCACAGGCGAGTAAACTCCTGTGATTATAGTTTCGGAAGAAAATCTGACAGTGGTGGTAAGCGGGTGCCCCACCAAGTCAAAAACAACCACCGGGGGGAGGTGTTAGAACCCAATCCACGTGTGACGAAAACTTTCGGTTTCAACACTACGTAACTCGTGCACATGTGTAGGGTTAGTGGAAGGGAAACACGATGTGGGAACACCACCTGCAAAGTGTTCGTAGCGCCCTGACACAAACCTCAAGCATTGTGCGCCAAGTGCGATTGATGACCTGGCCTTGAAAAAAGTACCTCGACACGTGGCTTTTTGAACCATGAGTAAACCAAATAACAACAAACAAAATACCAAAAATAAAAGTAACACGACTTCCAAGAAAGAAGTCAAAAAACAAGTCAAACAGGAGATCAAAAAAGAGCTCAGCCAAGGCGCGCCAGTTGGTTTTAACGCGGGACCTGATAAACTGCGTAACCAAAAATGGAAGCCTAAGAGTGGCGGAGTATGGAAGCGACCCGCCGCCCAAGAAAAGGCCCTTGAGCATGTGATACAGAACGAGATCACACTGGCTGATGCTCAAAAACAACTCCAAAAGGCTGCTTCTGACCCTTTCAATGTCCGGATCCCACCCTTGGGTAAGGTGGCAGGGAAACCTGAGTATCTGGACATGGTCACGTTCGATGACAGGATCGACGCCAGTCTGGCGTATAGTGTTTTATATGTTTTAAATCCTACGTCAAAAGGACTTGGAAGTGTGTTTACTTCCACCGGACAAAGCACAGCATACACCTTGGCGTCAACAGCTGACGCCGCTTTTTTATCAAACATTCAAACGGTGTACAATGAAGTGCGAGTTGGTATCGGTGGTTTGCAAAGTGTCGTCAAAGTGTCGGCAAATGCACGTCCACCTGTGATATATGTCGGTAACTCACCATCAGGGTTTGATTACACAACGACTAATCCAGGTGGAGTGCTCTTACGGAACTCAACGCGCATGGTTAATGGATACTATGCGCGCGTGTCGTGGACTCCCAATAATATTGAGAATTCCTCGACCTTTACAACCAGTGCGCTGTCAACTGGTACACCAAATGCTGATAATCAGCCGTTTATCATGTTTATTGGTGTCGATCCAACAGTTGGCAATTCTCGAATTACTACTAACTGGTTAATACAAACCGAAGCACTGCGTAAGCCGGATCAACAATTTCATGGTGCTCCATTAGGTGAGAACGCACAAAATGCGCGAGTTTCATACGACACCTCGCAGTTGTATGAGCACCTTGATTCGGCGTTCAAATGGGCGAGCTCTTCACATGGTACGTCAATGATGCAAGCTGCGGCTGGTATAGCATCTATGTTTTGGAAGAGCGATAGACCAATTCAGCCACCGGGGATTGACCTCGTTGATGAAGCGAAAAGTGAGTCGTACACGGTCTACACCAAGTTTGGCCAGTTCGCCACGTTTAGCGAACGGGAAATAAAAGAACAGTTAAAGTCGGGCGCTTTGTCGGTTGTGTGCCCGCCTGGCCAATTAGCTTGGTTCGAAATGAAATACCCATTAACACTGGAAAAACCAATTATACAACCTCCACGCTATGCGTGTTCAAAATCTCAGGATGGACAATTGTTATTGCGTTTATCTGCCGTGCAGCCCAAATACACGGAAGATGAAGACTTGGTCACCTGCACAGGGTGCGGTCAACTTTCACAAAAAGTGTGTTGTGATGAGTGTCTCCGAAACCGTGCGGAAATGAAGTTACAAGATGACCTTGGCGTGCAATCTGTTGATTCCACACCTGAGTCCGTGCGACGTCAGCTTGAAAATTTGAAGCTACAGCTGACTGGAAAGTATCCTATCCAAGCACGAGGCTTCGTCCCTGAAAAGGGCCCACTTCTGGAGATTAGTCGCTCTCTCCAGAATGTTGGGAATGCTTAATTTGCGACTAACGCTGCCCCCACCCTTTGAGGAGTAAAAACTTATAATGTTATTGCAAGCTCTCAAGGATAACAACCAGTGGAACATCGATAAATAAATGTTCATTATGAATTGGG